GTGAAATTCTTTCACCGAACGAATCGATCAGTTATGACTGAACCCAGACAGGCTCAAATAAGGCCGCTTAGGGTCGTATCAGAGACGATCAAAGGTAAATCGGTCAATGATTTAGACATTTTAAGACCGGTATCTCTGGTCGGATCCTCACGGCCTAGAATTCACTCTAAATTAAATGATCTACCTACTCGCGGCGATGAGCTTATCGAGTTCGCTAAAACCATCGGAATTGACCTTATGGAGTGGCAGAAATTTGTCTTTCATCACGCTCACAAAATCAAGCCGGATCAAAGATGGCACTATTCCGAAATTACGATCTGCGCGGCCAGACAAAATGGAAAATCGACGATTTTATTAGTAAGAGCGCTCGCCGGCCTTTTCCTATGGAATGAACCTTTACAAATCTCCAGCGCTCATAGACTTTCGACTTCTTTAGAGTTATTCCGGCAGATGGTAAAAGTTATCGAGACAAATGATTTTCTAAAGAAACAAGTTCAAGTTATTAGATGGGCGCACGGCTCCGAAGAGATTGTAACTACTACCGGAAATCGTTACATGATTAAAGCTAGCAATTCGGCGGCTCGCGGTATCTCTAGGCCGGAAGTGGTCTATATGGATGAGCTCTCCGAAATGAAGGATCTCGACGGGTTCGCTAGCTTACGTTATACGATGATGGCTTCGGTTAATCCTCAAGTCTGGACATTTAGCACGGCCGGAGATCAGACGTCGGTGGTCTTAAATCAATTACGCGAACGCGGTATCGCCGCCGCTACCGGAGACAAAGATAACATTTGTTATCTCGAATGGTCAGGGGCGACCGATGATATTTACGACGAAGCTAACTGGATAGCCGCTAATCCGGCTTTAGGAGTTACGATTCATGAAGATAACATTCGCGGAGTCTTAAACGATCCGCCGCACGTAGTCCAGCAGGAAGTTTTATGTCGATGGATCCACCAGAAGGATGCGGTTATCCCGTCGGTCGAGTGGGCAGAGTGCGGAGCCGAAGTAGAGTTAGATCCTGAAAAATTAACTTGGTTCGGCTTAGACCTTTCACCAGATCGCCGCGCCGCCGCGTTAGTAGCCGCTCAACGTATCGACTCGGATACTTTTATGGTTAAATTACTGAGAACATGGGAGAACTCCGTCTCTTTAAATGATCTAGCTATGGCTAACGATATAGCAGAGCATTTTAGAAAATATCCCGTAGAAGTATTAGCTTATTCAAAACGCACGGCTACCGCAGTCGCCGGAAGGCTGGCTCCGGCTGGAATTCCGATTATGGATTTCGATGGCCACAATTACGCGACCGCTTGCGACCAGCTTTTATCGGCGATTACTTCTAAAAGATTACGGCATGGAAAAAATGAAGAATTAACTAAGCAGATGCTTTCAGCGGTTCGCCTACCTCACGGAGACGGCGGCTGGATTATTGGCCGGAGAGCTTCTCAGACTACGGTCTGCGCCGCAGTCGCTACGGCTTTAGTTACTCATTATGCGACACGCGCAGAAACGGAGATAGATATTCTAGTCGGTTAGGTGTAGAAGCCTGCTCTAAACTTGAACTATGGCTATTAAAGATTTATTTATTACTAGACCGGCGGCAATACCGGCCGACGTTCAAGCTTCGCTGGCTCCAATTTCCACGATGGATTCTTTTTTTAATTTCTTCGGCGGAGCTTATACTGCTACACGTGCTGAAGCGATGTCGGTTCCGACGGTAGCTAGAGCTAGAAATATAATCTGTTCGTCGATCGCTTCTATTCCGTTAAAAGTTAGAACTCGACAAGATGGCGCGATGGTTGAAAATCCGCCGCGTGTTATTAACCAGCCGGATCCACGCATTCCCGGAAGTGCTACTTACGCTTTTCTGGCCGAAGATTTATTATTTATGGGTTACGGTTATCTTAGAATTTTAGAAATTTACGCCGACACGTATCGAATCAGATCAGCGGAAAGAATAAATCCGCTTCGTGTTGGAGTAACTACTAATTCTCTCGGAACTGAAATAGAAGGCTATACAGTAGATGGATATAGCGTTCCCGATACCGGTGTCGGATCTTTAGTAGTTTTTTATGGAAATGATGAAGGTTTATTACAAAGAGCAGGCCGCACAATTAGAGCCGGAGCAGAATTAGAACGCGCCGCCGTTATGTATGCTCGCGAGCCGGTTCCAGCGATGGTTTTAAAATCTAACGGAACCGCACTTCCGGCAGATCGAATAGCTAAACTTTTAGAATCGTGGTCTGTTAGCAGAAGAAATCGCTCAACGGCTTTTCTGAATGCGGATGTTACGGTAGAAGCTTTAGGATTTGATCCGGCTAAATTACAATTAAATGAAGCTAGATCTTACGTTAGCACGGAATTAAGTAGAGCTACGGGCATTCCGGCTTACTACGTAGATTCAGAATCCGGATCTTCGATGACTTATTCTAACGCTTCGCTGGCCAGACAGAGCCTTTTAGATTTTTCACTTCGCCCCATGATGACTTCGATCGAAGAAAGATTATCAATGACGGGAATGGCTAACGATTTCGTTCCGGCTACTCAAGACGTAAAATTTGATTTAGATGATTATTTAAGAGGATCAGCTTTAGAAAGAGCGCAAGTTTATGAGATTCTAAATCGTATCGGAGCACTAAGCGCCGACGAAATAAGAATGGAAGAGGACACAATCAGATGAAAACAATTAAAACGCCGCTTGATCTAAGTTTTTCGATCAAGGTATCCGCGACCGATTTTCCTAAACGGGAAATAACCGGTCGGATCGTTACGTGGAATGAAATCGGAGCGACTAGCGCCGGAGAAACTAAATTCTTAGCCGACTCTATTACTTTCGCTGATTCTACGAAGCTTCTACTTGAACACCGGAGAGAATCTCCTATCGGATTCTTAAAGAGCTACACAAATACGCCGGAAGGTATAGATGCGGTCTTTTCCATCGCTAATACAAATTCTGGATCAGATGCGCTGGTCGAGGCATCTAGTAAATTACGCGACGGCTTTTCAGTCGGTGTAGTAGCTGAAAAATATAAGAATGTCGATGGAGTTTTAACTATTAGCGCTTCAAATTTACGCGAAGTCTCTTTAGTAACAGATCCGGCAATAGCCTCAGCCCGTGTCTCTATCGCGGCAAGTGAAAACGAAAATTCTGAATCCGCAACGGGAGCGACGGAAGCAGAAACCACAAAACCAACAGAAGGAGAAAACGAAATGGAAGCAGTTATTCCAACCGTAACCGAAGCTCCTGCCGATACGGTGGAAGCTTCTAAGGTTATAAATCTCGGTCACGTGCCGATGGCTACAACTAAGCCACGATCACCGATCGATACTCATGCTAAATACTTGGAGCATACAATTCGCGCAACCATGAATCCAGATTCTGAATCTGCTTTATGGGTTCGCGCCGCTAACGACAGCACTTCAACAGTCGCCGGATTTATTCCAACTCGGCAACTAACCGAAGTTATTAACGGTCTATCTAGTAATGTAAGACCGTCTATTGATGCGATCTCTCGCGGAGCTCTTCCAGATGCTGGAATGACTTTCGAAATTCCTAAAATTACGGCGGTTCCAACTGTTGCCGTAACCGCAGAAGTAGCTTCTCCGTCAGAAACCGGAACAACTGCTAGCTTCGTGTCTGTGTCTGTGGAAAAGTTCGCCGGCCAGAATACGCTCAGCGTTGAGCTAATTGACAGAAGTTCGCCCGTATTTTTCGAGGAACTTCTTCGTCTAATGTCCTCAGCTTATGCTAAAGCTACTAACGCACGCGTTAATGCTATTTTAGTAGCTAACGCATCAATAGATGGAACCACACTTAGCGCACTTCCAACCGCGACTGAGTTAAATGCTTTTACCGCTCGCGCTTCAGCTTCAGTTTATGCTAATACTCAAAGATTCGCCCGTAATATAATTATGGGAACCAGTCAATGGGCAAACGCTATGGCGCTTCAAGATACTACTAATCGATTACTTTACAACGCCGGAGAGCCTTCTAATTCTTCCGGATTAGCTAACGGACAAAGTATCAGAGGTCGTATAAATACTCTAGATCTTTACGCTGATGCTTCCGCTCCTGCCGGTAGTGATGATGGATCGATGATCGTAGTAGATCCGGATTCTTATACTTGGTATGAGTCTCCAACTCTTCGCCTTCAAAGCAACATAATCGCTTCTGGTGAGATTCAAGTTATGTATTATGGTTATGGAGCCTGCGCCGTAAAATTAGCCGCTGGCGCTTTCCGTAATAATAAGTAAAACCGCTTAAATAATCATCGACTAGGGGCGCTCCCGTCTCTAGTCGAGTCGAACGAAGGGAAAGAGCTAATGCCCCAGATTAT